TGTGCGCTTTATTTCGAGCACAAATTTAACGGCAAGAGAAAATATAGCGAAGCGATGAAAAGTTCGCTTAAGGCCGCCTACAAGAACTGCTGGGCACTTCACGGTCGTGTTATGGACGGAGTAACTTCGTTAGAGCTGCAGCGCATAGTCGACACGTGCCCTTTGAAGCACTCTTCCGTCGAGCTGATTGTTTACTTGCTTAAAGCAGTTTGGGTTTTTGCCGAGCAGAACGATTACGTCCGAAGAGACGTGGCCAAGTATATCAAAATCAACATTCCGGACGACGACGAGCACGGAAAGCCATTCACAGACGAAGAGATTCAGATCCTTTGGCAACACCAGGACGATCCCGTCTGCCTCTCTGCTCTTGCCATGATTTACTCCGGGTTCCGCGTGTCAGCTCTGAAGGACTGGAAAATCGACCTTGAAGATCAGACAATTTACGGAGGAGTAAAGACCGGGAAGCGGACCGTTCCGATTCATCCGGCCATCATTCCGTTCGTATCGAAGGCGCAGTCCTTCACGGCCGGACTGTTCCGAAAAGGACTGTCTGTATACGGAATCGAGAACCACACTCCGCACGACTGTAGACACACGTTCTCCTGGCTCTGTGACCGGTACAACGTCGACAATATCTCTAAGCACATGATGATGGGCCACTCGCTTGGCAAGGACGTCTCGTCGAAGGTATACACGCACCGTACCATTGACGATCTGCGGAAAGAGATAGTCAAAATTTGTTGCTAATTTGTCGCTAATTTGTCACTAATTTGTCGCTAACCAAGATTTACTTTACCATTCTTTACTTGTCTAAATCATTCTTAATCAAATTAACGAAATATAGAAAAACAGGCACCTCCGTCGTGGAAGTGCCTGTTTTGCTGACTTTCCGAATTTTCACCCGGTTTTAATCAAACGTTAAAAGTGAAAACCACGCAAAACCTTTATTTATAAGGATTTCTTGCGCGGTTTGTCACTATTTTGTTACTATTTATTTTTCCATTTTGGAAATCATCTTCCGAAGCTCGCTTTTGACTCTTTCGTCATTCGTCTGCTCAGAGAGATCTTCCAGCTGGTCGACAATGCTGTGACGAGAATAGCCATCACTCGTATAACGTCCGAGACTGTCACGGCCTCTCCGGGAAGACATATCGCCATCATAGGAATCATAACTCCGACGATAACGATTGCTCGTCTCTCCGTCATAGCTTCCGCGATAATAACCGCGATAGCTGTTATTGCTGCTGCCACCCTGCCCATCAATCGAGCCGATGCACTTGAGCGCATGCGCAAGCTTATCAATCGTATCGAGGCTGGTAAGCGTCAGCTCACGTTCGCCATACTTGGACAGTTCTTCGTACAGCTTTTCTTCTAACTTCGTCAAGTCCATTTTGCGTCCTTTCTACGCGATGCGCGTTATTACGAGATTTGCGTTTTCGACAATAATCGCCGGAGCCGGGGTTTCCGTTGCGTCATCCGTACCGGGAACCGCATCAACCGAAACGCTGAAGCAGCATCCCTTCGGCACCTTGATGATTGCCGTGCTGGTAACATTACCGAACGTGTCCGTCTCTGCAGGAACGAAGACCGCGCGGCTTGTAAGCCTCGGTTCTCCGTTGACCGTAATCGCGACCGCGATCGGGCCGACTGCGCCCTCCTCTGGGAGAGCAATGTTTCCGTTAAATGTTACCTGATACGTTGCAAAACATTGTCCGCAAGTGATTCCTCGCAGAATAAAAACTCCCGTTTCGTCCTCGTGGTAAACATATCCGCGAGTGCAAGGAATAGATGCGTTAAAGATAACCGGAGCGTTCAGATTGACAACCTGCTCCGCATTCGCAAGATATTCTGCTGCCATATCACACCTCCGTCAGCCGTTACATCCACATCCGCAGCCGTTGTTGTTGCAGCTGAAAATCGGAGTCTGTCCGTATACGGGCATGGTCGGAATAGGACAAGAGCGAAGTTCGGTCAGGATGTTTGCCTGAATCTCTGCCGTCTGTCTCGTCTGAGAAGCAGCAAGGTTTGCGGTCGTCAGCTGACGTTCCAGGTCGCTGATTCTGTCATCCTTGGCGCTAAGCTCAAGCTGACACAGCTTGTCGAGAATACTCTGATTGTTCCGGTTCGCATTTTCGATGATGTCTCTCGTGTTCTGTGCGGCCGCATATCTGTCCTGGCAGTTCTCATTTGCTACCGTGTACTTCAGATCCGCAATACCGGCCCTGTTTTCGCAGCAACAGTTCTGCAAAGCACTCTGCAATCCGAAGATGCTCTGCATGTTAGCCATCTGACGAGCGTTCGCACCCTGCTCAACACCGGCGAAACCATTGGCAAGAGCCATCTGTACATCGGAGAAGCCGTTACAGAGCTGCGAGGAGATTCCATAGACACCATCGCGGATAGACGTCACATTGTCGTTCATCAGCTGATTCTGAAATCCTTCGGAAGTCAGATTCGCCTGATTCATCCACGGATAAAGGCCGCCGAAACCGCCTCCGAAGCCACCGCCACAGTTTCCTCCGTTGTTCCAGCCACCGAGGAGAATAAACAGAAGGAGAATCCACCAGCCATCACCTCCGAAGCCGTTACCACCGAACCCACCGCCGCCACCGTACATCGGCGCTACGGGCATAACGAGTCCATTGCTACCATTTTCTTCTAATGCCATTTCTTTTTCCTTTCTACCGCTAATTGTTTGCGGTCAAGCATAGACTGTCCGCCTATGCGTTTATACTTCAGTCCTGTGCACCGGACATTCGTATCAAATCATCCGCCGGAGCTGTTGAGCCATCTTCACCGCATTGTTATACTGTTCCTGCGTTATCTGACCACTCTGAAGCATCTGACGGACAACCTGCTCGGCGTTTCCGCCGAAGCCGTTGCGGAACTGGTTAAACCGCTGCAGAAACGCTGCAAAACCGTTATTTGATGCATTTGGCATCATTGCTTGAAATAAGGGATTCATTTCGCGTCTCCTTTCTTCTGCCTAACAAATTCCTCGCGCAAATCGTTTATTCGCCCATTTATGGCCTTTATATCCTCATAGGTCGCATACCTTGGTCCGTTCTGCTGAACGTTATCTTGCGGCCTCTGCGCTTCTCTGAAGGTATAATCTAATACTTTCATCGTCGGCATCCCGGAAGCGTCCGCAGATTTAAGATAAATCGTCTGCGATTCCGAGTCCCACAGCGTAACCGTTGAATTCGGCGCCACAAGGTAAGACTTGGCACCGGCTTCGCCCTGCACCCAGATCGGAGCGCCGCTCTGCTGCTGCGGCTGATAATACTGCTGATTGTTCCATGGATATGAGTAAGCCATTAATGTTCCTCCTTTTTATACCAATAATATTGCGGTATTTCCCGAGACGAATCCCAGGAGTCATAAATGTTTCCGTCTTTAACCGCAGCTGTGTGGGAATTGAAGCCGAGAACAAAGGTGCCCTCCGGATGATCTTTGCAAAAGTCTTCGGCCGTGTAGCAGTCCGGACAAGTGTCAGGAAGCGACTGCCTTGAGAAACCATTCTCACGGAGAACGGATCCCCATACGGAATTTGAAGAAGGCATGTCTCCCATAAGATATCCGTTCTTTGCAAGCATGCAGAAGGCCGTTTCCCAATCAACGTCCAGCGCTTTTGCGACAGCTCGCACAGCACAGTCTCCGACGCGCCTGGCGACCGGATTAGGATTAAATTCTATATACATTCCATTCTCCCTTCATTTGATGGCTAAATGATAGCACAAAAGGAGCACCTGCACAATGAAGTGCAAGTGCTCCCTTCGTGTTGTAGGAGTGAAAAATCAAGGCAATCTGTCTACATGCGAAAATACTATGTCCTTATTCTTGCGGACTATGTTCTTTATCTGTCTCACGGACAGATCGTGTTTGGCACTCAGTTGTTCGAAGGTGAGACCATCGATGAGTCGCTCATAAATAACCGCTCTGTCGCGCTTACTGAACACGAACTGCTGAATTAACCATACGATATCGTCACGGCTTAAATCCATCATTTATTCGCAAAGGCCTTTGCGAGTTTTGCTATCGATGTGGCACCGATGACGACGAAGGACGAGAGAATCAGGGAAGTGACTGTGACGAGGATCAACGCCTTCTGACTTCGCTCGAACCGATAGGCCGTACCTTCGTAGACATAATACGGGACTGTCGCTACATCCCGTTGCTTACATTTGGAACAATCTTTGTTCTCCATTTTAGTGTTCTCCTTCCCTGATCCGCCTCTGCTCCGCTTCCAGCAAAGCAATCCTTGTTCCCCATTCTTGCTGCGCCTGGTTTGTTCTGCGAAGCTCGTCAATCTTCTCGTTTGTGACTCGTTGGTAATTGTTGATTTTCTCGTCCTGTAATGCTTGCTGCATTTTAAGCTCGTTCAAAAGCTTGTTGGTCGTGCTACGCGCTACTACAAGAGACGACAAGACACCGCTACCACCGGAGATAATTGCCACTATCACTACTGCCCAATCCATTTCGCCACCCCTTTCTCCCTACTCTACGAGAGTAAGCGATTCTAACGCTACCCAAGTGATAAGGGCTTTTAAGAGTGCCTCTTTGTTGCCGTAATGCGTTTCAATGCGGTCAACCGTATCCACGAATTTCCCGTTTGTGTATGCTTCGTTAATGTACTTGCCACGGTAATCAGGGTTCGTTCCACCCGCTTTTGCTCCCTTGTTGATTGTCACCTTACTTCCTGGTTCAATCTGCTTCGGAACAGGAACGGAAATCGGTACTTTGCCGTAGGCGAATCCATCACGGATTTCGTAGACTTCCATCTCCATAATGTCACCGATCTGGATATCGGAAGCTTCGGTGTAATCGATCCCGTCAATGTAGCCTGCCGCCGTAAACTGATCAATCCCGGTAGTGTGGATCGCTACGCCGTTTTGTGATCCTGTGAAATTCGCATCAATCCATTTGCCACCGCCCAGAGCTATTGCTGCGTGTCCGCTCGTTGCGAGTCCCATACCCCTTGTAGCGTCCTTCGGTTTCACCCCGCTCTTCTTCATCATATCGAGGAATTCTTGGTTTGTGCAATCACCGATAGGGCATTTCTTGATATTCTCATACGGAACACGCTTCTTTGTGGTAGTTCCTCCGAGAATACCTTTTATGAAATTAATGCAATCGAATGCAAACACATTTGTCCCGCAGAATCGCTTGTTGTTGAACTTGTCATTCTTGCCCGCAATTCCCCTTAAAGAATTCACCCGGTTGTACTCGGCAAGGGAGAGGTACTGCCCCCAAAATCCAAGTAAGTAACAAGTAGGAACATTCAAGAACGATTCAGCGATTCTCGCGAATTCATCTGCTTTCATTTCCGGCGTCCTCCTTTTCCTTGTCATAGTTTTTTTTTGCTATGACCACCAGCTCGCCGATTAAAACCTCAAAAGCGGAGAGTACGGCAGAAATCTGCTTGGCATATGGTACATCGCACACGGTCACTACTGTGCAGATAAAAACCACAATCGGCTGAACCGCCAACGCCCAAAATTTCAATCGGTCATACAGTTTGTTGCTCATCATAAGTTATTCCCTCCTTTAAGTTCCCTCTTTGTACTTTACAAAACAACAAAATTAGATGATATGATGTGCAATGTACTCCAAGGATAACCACTAATTGTCAAAGTGTTTCCACTTATGGAAACTGTTATATCTCTTGAATTCGGCAAAATCCATCCACCATCCCCAAGAGTGCTTGCGTGAATGTCAAGCATTTTAAATGTTATAGCACCGTTTGAATCACCAACAACAGCAAACCATCCGTCCGTATCCGTAAAATCAGAAATGGTAACACTAACCGATGTGGACGAAAGTGTTTTAATTGGTTTGCTAAAGTGAATCCCACTTGCGATAAATGGAATCAGATTTCTCAATGCATCTGCCACTTCAACCGCATCCATAGTATATGGAAGTGGATTGCTCGCACTACTTCCCTTTTCTAATTGCGCCCAAGAAAGGCTTGACGGAACTACATAACTTCCATACCATATTTCGCACCGTACATAATAACAATTGCTCGGTGTGTTGAATACGCCAACCCCACCGGCGCTTGTTCCTATAAAAGACTTGTCTGCTGCGTAATATCGGACGGACGAACCATTTGGTGTAAGTGAATTTGAATATGTATATGTTGTTGATGGTGAAACCTTAATAAACGGACTCCGCAAAGCATTCGGTGTAGGATAATCCAATCCACTGTCCGTAAGAATTCCACCTTGCACCATTGAATCTTTATCAAGAAGGTTGCCAGTGAATGCATAGCGGTCACGAATCTTCAGCTTATTTTCGTCCAAAGATGTGCCACCATCATAGGTGATTGCGCCTGTCATCTGCCCACCAGCTCTCGGAAGGTACTCTTCTATCTGTTTCGCAAGGTCACTCGGAGATGTGCCAAGGGAATCCGTAATCGAGGAAACGATTCTGCCTAACTTCACCCTGTCCCTTGAAGAATCTACAAGGTCATATTCGATTTGAGTGATCTGCGCCTGCGCGGTTTCTTCTGAACCTTCGTGATATACAACATTGACATACTTCCCCATATCCAACCAAGGAATTGTGTTGTCTACAAGGTGCGCGTCAAATGCCGTTGCTTCAACCAAGGTGCTTCTTTCGTCCAAATCGTTTTGAACCGCCTTCTGCACCTCTGCAATGATATAAGGCGAACCATCGTCCTTGTTCGGAAGTGTTGAACTATCGTAATAGTATGGAATCGGATATTCTGTGCCTGTCAGCTCAAAAGCACCTTGAACACCACTTCCCATATTGTAATATTTTCTGACTCTCGTCTTATACGGAGAAACCGCCATTGTGCAAGACATCAGGTTCGCTTTGTAGGAAATGCTCTGCGTATTGACTCCCGAAATCGGTTTGAACTCTGCCTGTTCCCCATACTCAACCCATTTGAACCAAGTGGGATTTTGCAACTCGGTGGGAAGGCAATAATTGTTTTCCTTCGTGATGGTTTTCAGAAAATCGTAAGCATTTTTTGCGTTTCGTTTTGCCTTATCCAAATTGCAAGTGGTGTGCATGGAAGGATAAGAACTCATGCTCAATCTTCCGAAATCAGAAGGAATATATCCTTCCCCTTTCGGTGTGAAAAGGTCTACCCAAGGAGATTCGATGTATTGCGGATCGCTTGACTGATACTCTCCAAGGTACCGTTTACTTTCGCACTCAATGATTCCATTTAGGTCAATGGAATCCGCATAACCTCTATAATTCGGAAGAAACTGATAAGAACCAAGAACACCAACCGCATCAACCTTTGTTGTGCCGTTTACAACATCTTTTGTAATCTTCGTTACTGTTCCGAAAAACTTCCGGTCATTCCCATGCTTGACTTCAAGAAGTGTTTTAGAAGGTTGAATGTCAGAATACCAACTTGTCCGAACTGTTATGGTGAGCTTTGATGTATCGTTCAATGTCATTGTCAGTTTTCCCGAAATGACATCGGTGATTGTCCGAACTGATATCCAATGCTCTTGCCCGGGAACTGCGTAATGACCGAACAAATATGCTTTTACTTCCCAATTTGCCATTCTTTTTCCCCTTTAGGTGTGTACTGTGCCAAAAGGCGCACATCTGAAATTCAAGGTTAAAAACTGTATAATCCCATCCCTTGAAACGGAATAATTCCAACCATAAGCGGTGTAATATCTCATTTCCGTTTTCGGATAAATAACCGAAGAACCATACTGAAATGCGCTCTTGATGGAATCTACCAAGGTGTCAACATTCGACATCCAATCATCCTGCCCCTTCTTGAATCGGGCAAAGGTGACGGATATTGTTCGGTCATCATATCGCAAAGCACCCGAAGCACCCCTTGAAAGGTCTATCAACCCATCTGCTCCGGCTACTTTCGCAAAGATGTATCTTGCATTCGGGGAACCGATGTTTTCGGAACACCAAGTCCAACCGCTATCTTCGGGAATGATGTTTGAAGAAATCTTGAATTTCATAGTTTACCCCTTCAAAACTCCTAATTGATAATTCATCGAAGGTGCCAATACTTTTGAAACCTTCTCTCCGTCTATTTGAAGTCCGTTCTGATATATCTGAAGAAGAATATCTTCCACAGGTGCCAAGGCACTTGCTACACCTGATGCGATTCCCTGGATAATCTGCTCGTTGTTTGCAACTCCTGTCTGATTGCCGAATCTGCCGACCAATTCAGGACCGCTTTCTCGTGCGACAAAGACTTCGCCGGTGTCTACAAGACCGCCTCCGGCTTTCAACGAGAAGGCCCGTTTCACACTCTGTCGGTTCGTGCCTCCTCCTGTGCTACCGCTGCCCCCTGTCGTGTTCGTGGTTCCTGTGTAGTCCGTCAGCTTGTTCCAATTCACCCTATCACCAACAGGATGTGTTTCTACTTCGCCCTCGATGCCTAACAGTTTCGCTGCCCAATCGGGAACCGTTATGGAAGGGAAACACAACGAGGACATTCTTTCGCCCAATGCCTTGATGGGAGAAAGAAGAGCCTCGATGACGGTCTTAACGCCTTCCAAAATATCCTTTATCGGTTCAAGCACCAACTTGACAGGAGTCAGGACAAGATTGAGCAGATCAAGCAAAGGCTGAAGAAGAACCTTCACTACATCCAGGATAGGAGTCAGCAAGTCTAAAATCGGCTGAAGTAATTCCAAAAGCGGAGGAAGAAGTGTGTTCACTATCTGAACAATTATCGGAAGGACCGCACTCAAAATGTCCGCTATCGGCGGAAGAATCGTCTTGACCAAATCGGTGAAAATCGGAAGTAAGGCTTTCACCAAATCCATCAGCGGAGGAAGGACCGCTGCGACCAAATCGAGAAGAATCGGAAAGACGGTTTCAAGGAAATCGGTGATAAACGGTGCCAACTCGTCAAACAACGCCTGAATCATCGGGAGATTGTCGAGGATGATGTCCGCTACTTTCTGCACCAACGGAACAAGGGAAGTCCCTAACGAAGTGGCAATGCCTCCGAAGGCTTTCTTGACATCACTCATTGTATCACTTAACTTCGTACCCGCCTCCACGTTCTCTTTGGACATTACAACGCCCAAATCGTGCGCTCTCTGTCGGAGATCGGAAAAACTCTCGCCGGATTCCGCAAGGATAGGCGAAAGAGTGTATGCGATATTGTCGCCAAACAATTCAGCTGCTCTTTGGGAACGCTCTGCTTCCGTCCCGAAGGACATGATGTCCGCAATAGCCTCGTCAAAATTGATGTCCGTGCCTTCGAGCTTCTTCGCAGCCTTCTCCAAGGTACCCATCTCGACTCCGCATTGCTCGGCTGCGTACTTCAATTCCTGATAGGAATCCGTTGAGACTCCCATTCTCTTTGAAGCCTTGTCGATTTCGTCTGCCGTTTTTGCGGTCTGTGATGCTAACTTGACCAAACCCGCAACCGCCGTTGTCGCAGCTCCGGCTATCGCAGCTCCCCACTTCGCAGCGGTCTTGACTCCACTCAACAAGGTGGAGCCAAGTTTCTGCGCTTTATCATCGGTTTTCTGTATGGACTTGTTGGCTTCGTCATTGTTGACATAGATGTCGCCTACAAGTTTAAAGAGTGATGCTGCCATTGTGCTTTCTCCATCATATCCTTCGTGCGTTCAAGGATGTCTTCCTTGGATTCCTTGCGGATCGGAATCAACTGCTTCTTGAAATCTTCAAACGAAAGCCGTGTCGAATGTCCTTCCACTACCCATCGCAGGAACAAATCCCGGTCATTTTTGCGCTTCAAGGCGGCCACCGTCAAATTGATGAACCGCCTTGGTTTATACCGCATGACTTCGATAGAAAGCTCGGAGATTACAAAATCTTCAAGTTCCCACCGAGTCATGCCTAATTGAAAAAATCCTTAAGCAGACTCGCATTCTCTCCGTACTGGAAGATTGCTTTCAGATCCTCAAAGGTCGCCTTCACAGGCTGATTCTTGATGGCTTCCTCTTCCTTACCGGTCAATTCGCCAATCAAAGAATAAACCTTCGATTTTGATCCTCTTGAGATTCCTGAGAGCGTCTTGACGAAGATGGTCATGCCGACCTTCTCCGCGTCCTTTTCCTTTGTGTTCTTGTACTCGGTCAGAATCTCGACGAGTCCGCTGTCTTCTGCGATTTCCGCAATCGTCAGAAGGTTGTCTGTACTAAGTTCTTTCACTTTCCCTTACCCCTTTCCGTTAGGTCGTCGTTTCCGTCATGTATATGGAGAACGGAGCCACCGGCTCTGCTCCCGTAGCAACGGCATCATAGAAGCCGTGGAACTCAAGCGCAATCTTGCCCTCCTCGCCGTCCGTAAAGGTCAGATTCAGCCCATTTGTGCAAAGCGCGTTGTCGATTTGGATCAGCATTGGTTTTGTCTCACCAAGAAGACATCCGCACCACGTCACGGTATTGAAGTCTGCTGCTGCAAGACCGTTGTTCCCGGTGATCTTTTTGTAGCCGGACGTTCCCGATGTGGTTCCGATCGTAGCAGCTCCGAGTGCGAGCTGAAGGGTTTCCTTCGTTACCTCAAGGACGTTCGCTGTCATGGATACGTCCCAGCGCTGGATGTCTTCCAGGTCCTTTACGTCTCCGATAGCTCCGTCGACCGGAATCTGTCTGAACGTAGCTACCGCCTGGAACTCTCCACCGCCCTGCGTAGCGCCGATGAGCTTGCCTCCGGCCACCGCGCTTTCATAGGTATCCGTTCCGATCAAGAAGTTTCGGAAGAAAGCACCCGCACCAAGGAGAAGATGCTTCTTCGTCGTTGTGGTCAAGCCTGTGTAAGTCTTTTTAGCCATTTTGTTTCTCCTTTTTATTCATATATACTAACATCGAACACCTCATGCGCGTGTTTGATGGTTGTATCATTGTTTGGTAGGTGTGAACGCGTCCCACGAATGGTGTAAATCTTCATGTCCGTCCCGAAAATGTCACCATCAAGTTTTGCTTCCACCCGGTCAAGTGTTTCGTCACACACTCCGTACCCTTCTGAATTGTCCCACACATGAACATCTATAGTGCCCCGTGAAACGCCTTCGCCCGGTCTGGCTGTAACATCCCACTCAAACTCGATAAACGGGTAAGGCTGTTCTTCTGGTGCTTCATAAGGGTATGACGGAAGAATCGTGTTGAGTGCGTTCCGTATGTCGCATTTCATTTGATTGGTTTTTGTCATACTTCTGTACCCTCTTCGATGTCGAACTCGGATTCGTCAATGTTCTTGTCCGAACCGATGCCCGACAGATACTGACTCTCGATTTTGATAATCTCGTCAATGTTCTCGTTTACTACTTTCTGAAGGATGCCGTACCGTCGCTGCGGATTCTGTCCTTTCGTTCCGACTTCTTGAAACCATGAGTAAAATCCGTCGCTTCGGCCCTGCTTCCATCCAACCGATACCCTCGGTGCCGTTGTGTTCCGCGAACTCCACACCTTCACCTTGATGGCCTTACCGCCCTTGCCAGTTCTCCTTTGGAATGTTTCGTAATATTTCCGGTCGAACATCTTCCGGACAAATTTCCCGACGTCCCGGAGCGCTGCGCGTGTCAGCTCAAACAAATAATACTGAGTCTGATCCGCGAAGGACTCATATTTCACACCGTCTTTGTTTATTTTTACTACAGATTTAGGTGTAGGCAACTTCTCGCACCCCTCCGCCAACAGTTATCTCCAACTGGTTTGTCTGTGTCCGGAACGTCCTTATAATCGGATATCGGAACCCGTTATAGGAAAGTTCCTTTTCGCCCTCGTAATCCAAATAGTCCTGGATAACGAACTTAATCTCCGGTTTCATCCCAGCCGTTGCGGCCTCGTAAAACTCCTTCGCCCCGATTGACTTAACAGCCGCGAAGATTTGGCGGTCGGTTCTCGTGACTGGATAATCGCCCTGCGAGTTAACCGTTGTCGATACGGTTGTCGTAATAAGTTTTATAATGTCATTCATCATCTTCTACGTAATCTCCACAGAGTGCCAGCACTACGATACACGCCTTCCAAGCCTTTTCCCATTGGTCGGCTTTGTTGCAGTAATCAAACTGCCACTTCGCATAAAGCTTCACGGCGTTTACGATAAGCGCGTCGTCCTCGTTTCCGTCCGTTGCCACCCCGTGAGCGTTCAAGCTCAAGAGGGCCGCGTCTATAACGTCTTGGATCTCTGAATCAAGCGCGTTATGCGTGATTCGGATAGATGCCTTCACCTTCGTAAACAAAGCACTCGGTTCCGTTTGGGTTGTAGTGGTGTTGTTATTAGGCATTTTCTTCTTGTCCTCTCAAAAATACTTCTTCCGTGACCACCATTTTGCCGATATGTCCGATCTTAACCCGTGAGTCGCAATATGGCTGGTGCCCTAATTCTCTTGCTCTTATACAGAAGCTCAGATCCTCGCCCCATCCCTGTGCCGGGGAGAACGGAAGCCCGAAGTTCTGCAAAACGTGGTCGACGCAACTCATCCGGATCAGGCAGCACGCCATTCCGCACGCTTCCACCGGGAACAATTCGTCCCGCGGATAATCGTTGTAATTTTCCGCATCCGGGAACAGCTGTCCGTCCTCGTCTGTCGAATATTCGCATTTCTTGAAAATTGCCGTTCTGATCGGCTGTCTCCTGGTGAACGCCAAACCCGTCACTATATCTAACTTTTCCTTCTCGGCATCCTCCAGGAGTCTTTTCAGGACGTCGCCATTGAACGTCATGTCCGAGTCAAGGAAAAAGATGTATTCACATTCACTTGCTCTCGCAATCTCGGTCAGCTGGTTGCGAGAATCATATACCAAACTCCCCGGCAAGAATTTGATTCTTACCTCTGCGTCAATGTCCAGTCCCATCAATGACTGAACGAAAGCCGTGTCGATCATGTCCATACACGGTATCGCGATTAATACTTTTGCCATTACACTCTCCCTTTTAACCGGGGGAGCACCCTTCAGCGCTCCCCCCCTTCTCAGCTACCTATCAGGTCGCACGCGTGAACTTAACGAAGGACTTCGCGGAATCAAGTTTGCCATCGCAAACAGTAACACCACGATACATAACGCTGTTAGAAGCGAATCCAACAGAAGTGTCCTTCGAAACATTGATGTCCTCGCTGAAGTTAAGATGATAATGCTTCGGATCTCCATAGAAGATATAATCCGCATTGGAAATCTTTGCATTCTCGGTCAGGACAACGTCCTTTCCAAGAAGTTTCTCGCCGCCGCCTGCTGCCAGGTTTGCGAAATCATTAATTCCTGCAACCGCAAGAACCTCACCGTAGTAAACCTTGCTCGGCATGATCCAGGTTGCGTTGTCCTGGAATTCACCGTCAAGGCTGCCCATAATTTTGAACAGGTCCGCCTTAACGACACCGGCCTTAGTGAAGGTTCCGGTCAAGGTGTTTACGGTTACGGAAATACCGGTCGCCTTGCCGCTGCCGTCGCCATTGATGACAGCCAGTTCGAGAGTCTTGCGAATCTTCTCGCCAAGACGACGAACAATGTAGTCCTCAAAAGCGTCTACGCTTGCAGCCTTAATCGTGCCAGGAACTTCAATGGTCTTGATAAGCTGATAAGCGTAAAGCTGAACTGTGCCAATCGCATCGTTTACAGCTGCGCCGGTCGAACCCCACGAAGCCGCATCGCTTGCGGTCTCGACAGGAATGTTAAGGTTTCCAGGGATCCGAGAGATGTCCAGCTTCGAGAGAAGCTTGCTCTCCTCAACAATGGAAAGCACCTTGTTTGCCGTGCTTGTCGGCATTGCTCCGGACAGGTCAACAAGTCTCTCCTGCTCGGTCAGTTCCTTGCCCATAAGGTTTTTCAGCCATGCGGAACGGTATTCCGCAGAATCATTCTTGAATTCAGGCATAGTGTTTTCTTCCTTTCTTTCCTCGACGATCTGCGTCGGAATGTTGTTGTTTGCGATATCTTTCAACCGCTCCTGTCTCGCCTTTTCCTCTGATTCGATTCTATTGCGTTCCGAGCGAAGCTCGTCCGCCTCTTTCACGAGAGCGTCGATGTCGATTCCTTCTTCTTTCGCATCGAGGCTTCTCTTAATCGCGGAAAGGCGCGACTCGATTTCATTGAGTCTCTCGTTCATTATTCGATACCCTCCAATTTCAGAAGAGCAATCATCCTCTTCCGTTCTTTTTCCAATCTCTCAGCATTCTTGCGCTCCTCAAGTGCCTTCTCGATCACTCCGTCGCAAAGGCTTCTTGCTGAAATCTCGGTCGTATCATTAGCCGGAATACTCACGGCAGATACATCATAAATTTTCTTGATTCCACACTTCCATGTAAGCGTGGATGTCTCCTCGTCGAATTCAGGAGATCCGTTCGGAATGAATCCCCAACTCATTTTCGTGACGAGACCGGCCTTGATGTCTTCATACATTGACCGGCTTGCTTCCGTTGAAGACAAATCCGCGACGACCTTCAGGCCCCAGTCATCAAAGGACAGCTTCAGCGTGTCGTTCGACATTCTCGCGAAGACGCGGCCTTCGTGATTGAACTGGAAGATAACATCATCCATGTTCACTCCTGCGAAGTCTTCTCTGTCGAACTTCTCATAAATCGTTTCGTCTCCCCATTCGTAAAGAGGATATCTCTCCCAGGTCGTCGCATACCCTTCGGCAATGTACTTCTCGCTTTCGCCCTCTGCGGCCGCACGCACCTGAAAGGTCGCGCTTCTGTACTGTCTGTCATTCTTTACTGGCATTTCTTTTCCTTTCCGTGTCCGTGATGCTTCCCGGACGCATGTAATCGTAGTAATATATCACGTTGTCAGATACCCGGATTTTCGGATTCTTCTGCATCATGTCTCTGCAAAACAGCTCGTCATCATTCGGATACACTTCGCGGAACCGTGTCTCGCCAATGAAGGACCGTCTCCACATCTTGCTCCAAACATTCGGGAACAGCATCCCTGCATTGTCGAACGGAAGAGCAGCTCCGCGTGACCAGTAGAAACCCATGCACGCTATATCGAAGTCATCTTCCTCTGCAAGTCTGTGAAGGAATGCCAGGACGCACTCACCGAGCCAATGGTCATCGTCATCCATGAAGAGCACCCATTTCCCTGTCGCTGCTTCAAGTCCTTCGTTCCTTGCGAGGCCGGCGTTCCGGTGGTCGACTTCAATCACGACGTCCGCACCGTAAGCCTTCGCGACCTCTGCTGTCTTGTCTGAGCATGCGTCGCAAATAACTATTATTTCGAACTTGTCCCTATCATAGCATTGCGAATTAATGCTATGTAAGGGAACGGGCAAACGTTTTTCGCCATTATGAGCTGGTATTACTATCGAGAACTCCTTCTCCATCATCTTCTACACTCCCCGTTTCTGCATATTCCTTTCGAATATAGAACTTGTCTCCGCCCTCAACCGGAGCAAGATTCAAGATTTCCCGTCCTTCGTTATGTGTAATAAAACCGCGGTCGAACAATGTCGCAATAAGCGTTGTCTTTTCCTGTGTGCTCATGTGGTGCAGACGGTCGCCGGTCCAAAGGATTTCGTTTCCGAAACCAACCTGGCGCACCGAGTAAACCATCCCGGTGTGCACCTGGGAGAGCTGAACCGCGAACGGCTCGATCGCTCCCTCGTAGAACGCCTCCCACTCCTGCGAAGTGAACTTGTTCTGAAGAATGTTCGCGTTCACTCCGAAATAGTCAAACACGTTCTGTCGGATCTGTTCCATCTGTGCATCCGGTACCGCGTAAGGAGTCGAAGTAATCTGCTTCACATCTTCGTATTTCTCATCAAACAGAAGGACACCGTTGTTGTTGTCCGCACCGAGATTCTCTTCGTTGAACCTCTTGCGCTCTTCCTTCAATTGGTCAGGCTTCAGCACCGTTGCGATTCTCGCCATAAACCGAAGGCTCGCTGCATTCTTCGCTCCTTCCAAAACCGACTGTGACTGCTGTGAAATCATCTGCATGGTCGGAAGCATGCACCGATTTGACGCGCCGAAGATTTCTGAATCATACTGCATGTTTACCATCCTTCCGGCGCGTTCCAGCTCAATTGCGGCATATACGCCGTCTTTGATTTCGTACCGGAGATAAGCTGTGCCATCTTTATCCTGACGGATTTCGCACTTATCCGTGTTCAGCGGATAAAAGCCGGTGATGGTGCCGTACTTGTCGTAAAGCGGAACAATAAAGCTCGTGTTCGAAGCCTTGAAGTAGGTCGCGATTCTGTAAAGGTACTGAGATGTGTTCATCAGCGGATTCGGCTGATACTTAAGCATATCTTTGAACGAATCGCTCGCGGCTGCTCCCTTGACGGTTGCCACCAATTTGCTCGCGTGATTGGCGAAAGCGTGAATCGCGGCTCGTGTCTGCTCCATCTCGTACACGCTTCCTTCAAAAGTCCGAAATACCGGATTGTAAGCGTTCAGCACGCGGAAGTAATCCTTTATCGCCTGCTCCAGCTTCTCCTTTTTGCGTACCTCTTTTCGGTTAAAAATACCCATTTCCGCGCTCCTTAGTTAAGATTGATATATTTGTCACGGTTCGCCCTGAAGACCGTGAACGCGTCCAATAATGCTGCGGTTCCGTCGATTCGTCTCCGATTGTCCCGGCCCTTGCATGGCTGAATGTTCCCGTTCACGTCTGCACGGATTTCCGTGTTCATTAGATTCCACTTAAGAATCGGATTGTTGTCATAGACAACCTGCTTTGCTTTCAGCATTGCAGACAATTCTTTCATCGGCTCGGACAATGTTGCGACGCCCTGGCGGACCGGAATCATGCAATTCTTTCCAAATTCCGACGAAAACTTCCGAAGCAGCTCGTCCGATATGTGCCACGGATCGTAGCCGATAAAACGCGGATACAAGTCCTCTTCTTCCTTAAGTTCGCAGAACCATTCGAAGATGACGTTCTTGTCGACGTGATTTCCCGGAACGATTCGAAGGTACCCTTGCTCTTCCCATAATCGGTACGGAACAGAGTCTCTCTCTCTCCGGATGCCGTTCCGGTCATTCTCGTCGAAAACGGATTGCGGAAGCCAAAACATTGACTTGACGTACACATTCGGATCTCCCGGTCTTGCCATCAGGCACGTCGCTGCGTTCAGATCGAGAGCATCGGCCGCATCGAAGCCGCCGATAAAATAATCGGTTTTGACGTCTATCATTGCTTCGTTGTTCAGGTCTTCGTACCGGAGCCATGCCGAAGCGGACGTCTGAATCAGGTTGAAGTCTTTTACAAGGACCGTCGGTTTGAAGGACGGATCATCCTTCGCCTTCTGCACCATTTGGCGAAGGTATTCTCGCGATTTAATCGTATCAAGACCTGGATTTGCCTTTGCCCAGCAATCCTCGTTATCCCATTCCATGATGGAATCCAGCTCGTTGATGAAGCTGATGAAGTGCTCGTTCTCTGCTTTGCCTTCCAGGATGTCCGAAGCGTATCGGTACTGCGCGTCGAAGATTCCGTCGCGGACGAATCCGTTCGTCGATATGGTGAAAAGCAAAGGCTGGACTCTTGCTGCCATACCTTGCTTGATCAGATCGTACAAATCACGGTTCTTTATGGCTGCCAGCTCGTCGATGGTCGCGCAATGGATGTCAAGACCGTCGAGGGAATTTGTGTTTGACGCGAGCGCTTTAATATACCCCATGTTCTTGCTGAAGTATATGTCCGCTGTCCGCTTGCGAAGATGCTTCGACAGCAGCGGAGATTGCTGCATCATTTTCATGCACGCGTTGAATCCGAGCTTAGCCTGGTCAAGCATGGTCGCGATGTTGTACACCTGCGGAGCGCCTTCACCGTCCGCGCAGAGCATGAATAGCTCCACGGCCGACGTCTCCGAAGTCTTGCCGTTCTTTCGGCCCTCGATAATGAGGACCTCGTTATATCTCCGGTTGCCGTTCTGATCCACGAAGCCGAAGATGACCTGGAGCCTTGCCTTTTGGAACAGCTCCAGCTTGAGAGGAGAGCCAATCTTCCCGGATGGCTGTTTGCATAAAGTCTCGATGAATTCGATTGGTTTGTTTGCCAGTTTCTCGTCAAAATGATATTTGCCCGGATGGTAGAAGTCATCCAAGACGCGCTCGGCTGTCTTCTTCATCTTCTCACAGGCTACAATCTTCCCTTCGACTATTCCGCCGAAGTATTCGACTAACGGAATCATCCGATTCCTACCATCTTCTCGAATTCATCAAGTTCCTCAGCTGCCTCGACCGGAAGTAGGTCCGTGAGCTGCCTGATAATCTGAATGTAGTTCTTCTGTAAGCTCACATAGCACTTGTATTCGGTGCTCTCCTTGTATCCAAATTGGTTTTCGCCGTTCTGATACGTCTCTTTGATGCCGTTTTCCTTGATTTCAGCCTCCAGGTCAATCATCTGCTCAAGCAAAAACGACTCTCGGTCAATCAATCGTTTCGCAAGAGCCTTCTTTCCCGGAGGAATGCTATCGAAATACTTCGATAGTTTCTCGATCTTCTTCTTTTTTGCTGCCATCTCTTACACTCTCCTTTAGTACACCCTTCATGTGCGCCTATATCCGCTTAATTTGTTC